TAGTATTTGAAAATTTCCAGAACCCGATTGATTGTATGTAAGGTTTGTCGCGTTAATGGTTAATGCACCACCAAAAGTTGCTGTTGCTCCACTCGCAAACTCTAAAGCGTTATCCGATTTATCCCAAACGGCGTTATAGTTTGCACCAGTAAAGGTAACGTCATCTTGTGCAGTAAGGGTTCCATTCTCAATGGTGACATTGCCAGACAGTGACAGAGCGCCTGTTTGGCCCGTAATTGTACCCCCGTTGATTTCAACATTATCAATATCAAGCCTGTCACCCATAATCGTACCAGTGACTTGGACGCCGGTACTTTTTGTGGCTAATTTCTGACTGCCATAGTGTGATAATTGTACTTCACCAGTAACGCCATTAAGAGTAACATATGAAGTTGGGCTACCACTACCATTGTCTGCTTCCAGAAACGTATAGCTGTCTGCCTTGGTGTTTCTGATATAGGTATTCCCATACAAATCAATGTAGTTGGTGCCGTTGTGGTACACCATCATATCATCGCCGTTACCAACAATAATTCTGGCGTTGTCTTTTACCTCCAGCGCATCGTTTGAAACATCAAACTCAATATTGGCGTTAGACCCTTGATAAATAACATCACCAGTAAACGTGCCGCCCGCCGCCCCAATATAGCTTGGATCGCTAGAAGGAACCCATGAAGGAGTAACATCAGCCCCAGCGGTTATGCCATCAAGCTTTGTGCCATCCGTTGCAACATCACGACCATCAACCGTTCCTGAGACAACTATGTTACCTGTTACGGTTACTCCTGTTGAGGACGTTTCAAACTTTTTGCTACCCGCGTTATAAAGTTCAACCTGACCGCCAAAAGAAGATGTGCGAAGCGTGATCCTGTCTTGATTGGAAACCTTCATGTCTATATCTTTGTTAGATATTACTTGAAAATTTCCAGAACCCGATTGGTTATAGGTAAGGTTTGTCGTGTTAATGGTTAAGGCTGAACCAAAAGTTGCTTTGGCACTAGCTGCAAACGCAAGAGCGTTCTCTGACTTATCCCAAACCGCGCTGTAAGAAGCCCCCGTAAAGGTTACATCGCCATCATGCACCGCACCATCATCGGTAACGGTTCCCGTGACGTTAACTCCTGTCGATGTTGTTGCAATTTTTGCACTTCCGTAGTGGGAAAGCTCAACTGCGCCAGTAGAACCGTCTGCCCTAAAATATGTAGCAGTACCACCAGAGCCATTATCAGTTTGAATTATTATGTCTTTGTCATCGGCCAAATTTCTTATAAATAAGTCATTTGTGCTATTATCTAAAAGGCTATCTACAGAATGATATATTTGAAGATCCGCACCAGTACCAAATTTGGCTTTAGCATTATCTGAAAACTCAAGAGAATTATCAGACCTATCAAAAACAATATCACGGCCCGCTGTAGCTCCGTCAAACGTTACATCTTCCGCAAATGTAACTGCGCCAGAGAAAGATGCCCCATCCGTAAACGGCAAATCAGAAGCGGCGGGAGTTATAAATATAACTGCCTCACCACTTAGATTTATCGCGTTATTGGAATTAGTGCTTTCAGAAACAGTCCTAGAAAGCGTATCTCCCGATGCCGTATAAGTACCAACGCCTATCTCAAAATTAGCGCCATCCTCTATAACGTAAGATACTGAACTTCCATCAGTAATACCGCCGCTTGAGAAATTTTGGTATCCCTCTACCGCGGTTCCAAGACTTATCACTCCCGTACCAGTAGTGGCCGAATTGACCTTGATACGGTTTCCGTACTTTTTGGGCATCTTTTAACTCCTAACTAATGAAAGCAACTAATTAGGATGGGTCTGGGATACCGATCTTAAAGGTGGCTAAAGTAAACGTGTTTCCGCTTGTAACACTTTGAGAAGCGGAAAGAGAACCAGTAGCAAGAAGTCGTGAATTTGTGGTGTCAAGAATAGCATAGTTAGTTGCTGTTCCTGTTGCCGTAATGCTACCATCTGTAATAGCCGCTACAGTTACCTCACGGCCACCTCCTGATCTATCCGCTGGTGCTGCAATGCTCAAAGATGTGCTTGAACCCAATGCATGAGTTGAGTTTGCACTTGCGAATGTAGTGGCTTCCTGAGAGGTCACGGTGATTTTATTGGCCTCGTTGTCAAGGACGCTAAGCCCATTGTCAAAGACCCTGTCTGCAATACTTGCCATTTAATAAACTCCTAGAGAATGGACATGCTGGGAAGATAACACAGTGAAGCGTCTCAATCAATCAGGCTTTTGGGGCCAGTTTATTGTTGACGGGAACCCCGATTGTTGAGGCACATTCAAAAGATCGGTGCGATATTGCGTCCATTCCGCACGTTTTGCATCTGTTAAATCAGCCCATCGCAAAGCATTACCAGCAAGTGGGTCAACTTCCGTTCTTAATTTAAAATCTCTTGTCGCTCTTACTTCAACAATATCCGCGTCACGTCTTCTATCAACGTCCAAAACCCATGCGCCATCAACCCAATCGTGACAAAAGCAAGGTTGTTGGGGAACCTCTATAATTTCCCATTCTCTATCCTTTAGCTCTTTGGCAATGTATGCTTGAACATCCGCAAGGGGCGGGGTTTCAAAGTAAGATTGCAGTGTTATATTCCAGAAGTAATTCATCTTATGTCCTCAAAATAGTCGCTAAGTAGCCACCGTGGTTGGTTTGTCTGAAATATTTACCTACTGGAATAATAGCCGCTGCCATAAGCTCTCTTACGTTATCATCAGTTTTTTGACTTATCGTAATTGCGTTTGTGCCACTGCTGTCATCTGCAATTTGAAAATTACTTGTTCCACCACCCGCAACCCCTTGAGAAAGACAGACTTGAACGGGTTGATCATCTGGATTTGCAACCCAAACATTTTGCGCCAAAGTTATTGACTGCCAGCTTTGGAAGCGTCCAATCGTTCCAGATTTATATTCTGCATCCGTATTAAGAACCACAGGATCTAGGCCACTTGTTTCAATTGTTCCATACAAAACACCAGTGCCACCCGCGCCACCATTTCCACGACTAGATGACATTCCCGCGCCACCCGCACCGATAGAAGTTATTGTAATTATCGCCGCATCAAAATTTGAAATGTCGTAAGTATTTGAAATGTGAGAGCCAGCGCTACCGCCAGCACCACCTTTCCTTGAGCTTGTCCAAGCAGAAGCGTCACGCCCACCGCCACCGCCACCGCCTGACCCAAGACTTCCCGCACCACCTACGCTATTCGCGCCACCACCATAGCCCCCAGTTGCTTTTGCGCTATCTTGGCCTCTGTCACCATCCGTTTTGGCTGCGCCGTAGCCAGTACCCGCCGCCCCGCCGCTTGCTGTTACGTTTGAATAAACCGTGTTTGCCTGTCCCGTTTTTGTCAAGGTAAGCGTGTAAACAGTGTTACCCCCGCTTCCAGCCGATCCAGACTGACTTTCCGCACCCGCGCCACCGCCGCCGCCGCCTATTGCGTTAATGGTTACGGTTTGAGCGTTTGGATTTACACTACCGGTTTTTACAATTATTGGTGCAGTGGTTTGCTGATCTGAAATAGAAACCGCGCCAGTAGCTTGCTTTGTAATTGTAGGCTGAATAAGCTTTGTTTGCTGCGGGGTTATTTCGATCCCATGCTGTGTTGATTGACCACTATTGCTTGTAGCAGTAAACGCAAAAGCATAGTTAGTTGAACCAGTTCCAGATGGATTGCCAAAAAATATCCCGTCCGTAATATCTGCATAATCAGATTTACCAATACGCCAAGCCGCCCCATCTAAAAGATCAACATCTTTATTTATTACAAGCTGATCTGCGGTTATTTCATTTGCAGCCAGCGATTGAGTTAAAACCTCCTTAGATAGAACCAAAGGAGAAAATATAGCGGGGCTATCAAATGTGTCCGAATTATCCGTCCAATCTTGGCTTGAATATCCCCACGACCTTGCAGAAGCTTGAATATAAGTAATATCAACCGATTTACCTGATGGAACAGTAGTAAGATTAAAACGATTTAAGAATTGATCGGTAAGAGATATTGAAGAACTATTCCCAGAGCTGTCAACGGGGGATGATAAAAAATCCCCTGATATTAATTGGTTTCCATCATAAATAATTTTTGTTTGGCTGTCTGGGGTATGACCACCAGTAACGGTAAATAAAGTTTGTCCTGACGTTGTGGTAAAAGATTGATTTTTAATAAATACAAACCTCGCCCAAACAATAGAATTTTGAGGAATATCACTCATTTGAGCAAGTAAAGGGTTTGCTTCTAGAAATGCGTTATCTAGCTTTGCTTGAGTAGTGGAATTATTTGGTCTTGGATCAGTTCCAACGGTTGGCCCCTGATTATTTTCATTATTCATGTAAACATCAGAGCCGTTAAGCGTTATGATTAAACCGCTTTGACCCGCTGGCCCCGCTGGGCCTTGCACATCAGCCGCAACCGTTCCATTTCCTACCGCGCTAAATCCAGAAATATTACCAGAAAAATCCTTGGCCTTGAGCTTATAGTAATGCGTTGCATTCTGAGTAAGACCCCCATGAACAAGGCTAGTACCCGCAGATGTTCCAATCAAAGAATATGTGCCACTGCTTGAGGTGCTGTGATGAACCTCCATAGAAGCGAAATCAGACGGGAAGCTGTATCCTTGCCACGAAACCTCTAATTGCTTTACCCCCGCTGTTACGGTTGGGGCGCTTGGCGTTGAGGGTGCGGTTGTGTCTGTTACCGCCGTTGCATTGATTGTTGCATATGCCCCCGCGTTCTCGTTGACCGTGATAGCCCTAACGCGGAAATTATAGGTTGTGCCAGCCGTGAGGGGTTCGATCTCTATGGCGTTGTTTGGCGCAATCGTAGAAGCATAATTTGAAAGACTGCTTGGCTTCCACTGAACCTCGTAGTGCCTTAGCTGCGCGTTTGAAACGGCGTTCCATGAAAGGATGACCCGCGACATTGAGGTTCCATCTGTCTGCAATGTTGAAGCAAGTGTGGTTGATAAACCCGTTATTGCCAACCCAGCCGTGTTATCACCAAGGCTTGTGTTGTTATGCGTAATGGCTTGGTATTCGTCTGCGCTTACTGACCATTGGTAAACGGTAGCCGAAGTTTCTTGGAGGTTTAGATTTACTACTGGGTTCGAGCCATCAAGCCCGCTCATCTTCCAACCCATAACCTTGAACTGCTTTTGCGCCCAACCGTAACGGTCAAGGTTCAATTCTATTGTATCACCGACTTGAACGGCAAAAGCTTTCTCAAGTGTAAATGCAGCGGAAATAGATATTTGCTCACGTCCAACAAAAAGAACTTGTTTCGCAATGCGCTGTGCTGTTGCGCTGTTTGTGGTTAATGGGAGTGTAAGGTCAAGAACGCTCTCTTGACCATTATCCTCTGAAAGGCTAGGGATTTGCTGTTCTGGAAAATCTGTCGGGATATACCTTCCATCAGAAGAACCGTCTATAAAAGTTCCCCTAACCGTGTTTACCGTATCACGCCGTGAGAAGCGCGTAGAAACGCCGATGTCACTGATAATGTCATCATACCCAAAAGCGTTTGCCCCGCTTACAGATGCATCTGGTGAAGTGTACGCACCAGCTAAAAGCCGCCACTTACCTTGACCGTAAAATAAGGTTCCATTCAGCGTTGTCATAAACGCATTTAAATTCTGTTGAGGGGTTCCCCCAGTTGTGACGGTTCCATTTATTTTGAAGGAATTTTCTTCAACACCTGATACACCCGTTGAAGCGCAAGCTGCGACCGCCGTTGCTATCATATTATCGTCAATAGATGTTTGCTCTGCACCAACGCCAAAATCAGAAGTAAGATAATCCCTAATGGCAAGCGCTGGCTCGTCAGAATATTGCCATGTGGTAGGGTCATTGGTTCTGTGGGTGCTAACACCTAGCGAATTATCGTAAGCGCTACTGGTGCTGTCTTTTCTGGGGTCATAGACCTTTTTGCCGCGAACCTTTGCGGTGATCAGTGGGGTGCCGCCTGAGAAAGTATCGGCGTCATATTCCATCCTGATATAAAGGCAAGCAATCCCCTGCCCTTTAAACGTGCTGTTTATATCTGTGGGCTTATGGGTCAGGCTTTGAAGATCGCTGTAAACATTCTGGGTTGGGGAGCCTGTGAATTTCTTAATATAAATTTTTTGGTTCCAATTCGTTCCACCCGCGCCAGTGGTCACATAACCTTCTGAACCAGAGGCAAAACTAACGATCTCGTCTTGGATATAAATATCACCGATACTATCGACTTCATGCCCAGCTAAAATTAAAAATCTGTGCAAATATTTATTGTCTGAACTTACCTCTGCGTAAGTTATCAAGCCGCCTTTTCTGGTTTCTCCATAAACAAGGTCAAAATCCCCTACTGGATCAATCTGGTTTGTAATCCCCCTAGAAGCGCCCCCTTGATTTAAACCTTTGAGCTTATCATCAAGAACCGCGTTAAGAGCAACGGCGCTAACAGTTGCTACAACAGCAACCCCTACTGCGTAAGTGACCGCTGCGCTTGCTGTAACACCCGCCGCACTAAGAACAATCGCACCTACTACCGCCATCAGTTCAACCTTTTAGAAAAATTGTTTTCTATGTGAGTATAACCCATTCTATCAAGGAGCGCATCAAATGGTTTGTGGATTTTTGTATTCACAATCAAAACAGAAACGCCATCTTCTTTAAGGAATTTTTCTGCCACCTTCAAAAGCTTCATTCCAGCTAAACCCTTGCGATAGTCTGGGTGCAAAAATAAAACATCATTATAAGCAAAAATATGGTCTTTGTAGTGCATTGATCTTTGTGCAAGAACCACAAAATACCCAACTAAAACCCCATCATCACGGGCAGTGAATACCTTTAAAATGCCCTGCGCTTCTGCCGCTTCGTATTGATCCCAATCAGGATTTAGTTTGATTTCGTCTTGATTGAGAGCAATTTGCTCCCAGTGCAACTGAATGAGGGCTTGTATCTCAATATAAACAGAAGATAAAAATTCCTGTTGGTATCTCATTCAACACCCTTGCCCCAATCTATTTTCTTGTCTTGCAAATCTTCAACAAAAGAAAAAAACGTATCATTAGAATAAAGGTTTGAATGACTTTCCTGAGTGTATCTAAATGACCTTGTTCGCTGCAAATCAATAAGTTTACTTTCAAGCTTGGCTTGGATCGTAGATGTTTCTGGGCCATCTTGGATTAAAAGCTGATCCATATAGCCCTCAAACATATTGGTGAGGTTCGCATTTCCTTGCACCCCAAAGTAAACATATGCTGAGCGCCCGTGATATTCGTGTGCAAGGGCCGCAGTAACTATTGAGGTAGGTATGCCCGATAAAGTCAAACTGATGCCTGTGGCCTTTAAATCAGCTACCTCCTCAAGGCCAGATATTTGCAATAACTCGCCAGTGCCATAATAGGTTTGACTGTTGAGGGTTGTTGTTCCTACCCCCGTCCAGAACCGAAGTGGCGCGGCTGCGCTTGTGCTTGGGTTGTAGAAGTTCAATTCAATCGCATAAAAAAGCTTTACCTCTGGTTGAAGTAAAGCTGTCTTGATTGTGGAATTAATATCTCTTGGCATGATGCCCCCTTATTTTTTTGCAGGGGCTTTCTTGCGCTTGGCTTTTGTTTCTTCTGGCCCCGCGTTGCCCTGCACTTCAATAGCTGCGCCGCGTTCAATCATAGACTTCGCCAGTTTCTTTTGCCAAGGCTTATCTAAAGGCAAAACCTCGCCCACCATATATTTGCGGGCTTCTGTTCCTGATGCGTTGCTTTCACCAGCCACGCTATAAATCATTTGTACTTGCTTCATAGATCCACTCCTAGAAGGGTGAGGGGGGCGGGTGGACGCTCCCCTCGTTTGCTCTTTATGAAGTTGCGTGTTTCAGAACGCGCATAGCTTCGGCAAGAACCACTTTACCACCGACACGGCGGCGAGCGATATAACGGACAAGGCCCGTTGCCGCTTGGCTGTATGGGTCACGCAATACTGAAAGCGCAACACGATCAACGATCATATATCCACGACGGAAATCACCGATGAGAACAGATTTGGCACCAGAGGCCGCATTTGCTACATCAGGGGCTTCCACATATGGGATACCGATGATTGTGTTTGGAGCGCCAGACTGACCAGAGAAACCAGTTTGGAAAATGTACTGGCCCGCTGTGTCTTTCAACTTACGGATAATGCCCAAAGTTGCGCGGTTGAACATCATTGTAGCGTTAGCCGCATACTCTGATTTCAAGCCATGCACCAAGTCCATCAGGTTATCGGTAGAGATTGCCGCTGATGCTGCACCTGTGGCGGTGTGTGCAACGGTGTTCCCGTTAGTAATACCTGTTGGCTTGTTTGTGCCATTACCAGCAATGAACGCTGCGCCTTCGCCTTTGGCAAACTGCTCTGCGAACTCTTGGTTCATTTCCGCTTCCATGTTGAAAGCACTATCTTCCAGCAACATTGAAGAAATATCGACCAGAGCGTAAAGCTCATGAGTAGCGATAGTGTTCAAGGTTGTTGAATAGCCAGTGGTTTCTGAGCGTGTGCCAGTTTCCGCAGTCCAAGCCGCCGCGAAATTTGCATCCTTTGTGGGAATTTCAATTTCTTTGGAGGTTGTTGCGCGAACGCGAGCAACAGAACGAACTGGTGAGATTTCAGTTACGATCTTGATTAACTCAGCAACATATTCCTCTGGTGCCAAGTTACCCGCTGTGGCGGCTGTTCCAACTGTCAGCGCTTTAACTTCGTCGGCGTCTAAGCCTTCGTTGCCTTTACGCATGAAAGTATCCCAAGCCTTAACAGCAATATCAACGCTTTTGGTTTCAACGCCAGAATTTGGACGCTTCAAGAGGGTTTCAATACCGTCAAGTTTCTCAGCGAAACCTTCGGAAGCTTTTTCTTGCTGAACCAGCTTTTGATTTACAGTTTCAAAGCGGTCAAGATCAGCTTCGATCTTTGACAATTTGGCTTCAACCAACGGATCGGCATCGCCTTTCTTTTCGATTTCTGCAAGGCGCTGATCGTTTGTTGCTTTAAATTCTTCAAAAGCACCGTTCAGTCCTTCCAGATAAGTTTTGAGATTATCATCCATGACAATCAACCTTTCTGTTTAGGATTTAAGGATATTGGTTANGCGNTCTAACTCGCTTACCAGTTCAGAAGGCATTTCCTGAGCGCCAGCATCCCGCTGTTCCAGTGCCTTTGCCACAGCCGAAGCCGCAACTTTCGCCTCGCTTCTGGAAAGTTCCGCTGCATCCCGCAGGACTTCTTCCCATTCACGGACTGTTCTGTCGCTCTTTACCGCTGAAACCCTAGCTTTGGGGTTCATAGGAAAGGTTACGGCAGAAATCTCCATAAGGTCTACTGACTTCAAATAACGGCGTTTACCCTTATCGTCATAGTCGTATCCCTTTGCATCGACGCGGTAGCCAATAGACAAGCCATCAATCGCGCCCATTTTCATCAATTCATAAACTTCTCGGCCCCGCTGAGT